ATTATCCATTACATCATAATCTGAGTATAATTGGACTCTTAAATATTGGTAGTTAACATTTAATTGTTGACCATAAAGTGAAGTAGCGTTTGATGAATATACTCTACTATATCTATCAATTAGAGCATTAGTCTCATACTTACCGCTTTTTTGAATGGAATCAACATCCATTACTTTAAGTTGGTTTCCACCTTCGTTACGAATAATAACGTCTGTTGAAAATAACCTCCTTAATCTTGAAAATACATTAGTATCTGCCATTTTTTATTTTTTAGAACAACCAACTAATATCTTCTGATCCATTATTATGCGTAGGCATATGATATGGATTGTCTATTCCTGCTGAGAAATAGGCTCCTTGATATTGAGAAGGTCGTGATATATTATTTATTGCTGCTTTTGTTAATTCTATTCCTTGTGTTTTATTTTTTAAAGCGGTATCTCTAACATACATTGCTGTACTGTAAGCCATAACTAAATCATCGTTGTATCCACTTTGTGCTTCAGCTCTACCGTTTTTCCAAATAAACACTTTCATTTCTTCAATTAATCTTTTTGATCTAATAATCACACTATGATCACCAAAATATTCTCTACCTTTGTTAATTACTAAAGGACGAGTTTTTAACGACATTGTAAAACCAGGTGTCATTTTAGATATATCTTCGTACTTATTAATATACGAATCAGAAGTTGGGGTATCACTCTTTGGTGAATAATAGAGGTTTCTATATCCTCTTTCCATAATTGATTCTATTGTTGACCAACCTATATTTGCATTTTCAACTACTAATAAAGCCTCATTGTATTCAGTAGCAATACCTACTAACATATAACCAAATTCTTTAGGTGATAATTGACTTTTATATTCAGCTACTTGAGCATTTGTTTCTAAATCAAATATATGGAATGTAGAAAAATCTTTTCCATCTCCTCTAGCAACATCTGCTACTACTATATAATTTCTTGTATAATCTGGTGACTCCCAAATCCATAAATTTCTATCTACTCCTCGTCTTTCCATAGGATCAACAACATGAGTAGTAGACATATATTCAAGATGTTCTGGATAGTAAACTACATCACCTGATGTTGAAAAATCACAGTCACATTCTTGAGCTGCTAATCTTGGATCACCTAATAATTCATCTTGCTTTTTTCTCCATTTTTCATCTCGTTCAGGATGAACATACCATGGTAATTTAATAGGTAAAAAATCATTTTGTTGAGATTCTGCTGACACCCATGTTTGATGAAACCAGTTACCTGTACCAAATGGAGTTGATAATACAATTGCACCACCACCTGTTGCTAAGGTTTGTTGAGCAGATGCCCAAATGTGATCTATATTCTCAATAAATGCAGCCTCATCTACTAATAGTAATGATACTGCTTCTGATCGACCCGCATCTGATGCTGCTGATACTGCTTTTATTTGTGATCCATTACTTAATCGTAATGTTAATTTATTATTTTCTTCAGCTGGTATTTTTAACCAAGAAGGTAAGTTATCAAACATGAATTTTACTTTTGTAACCATGTTTTTAGCTGTTTCTTGTTTAGTAGCTAAACATAACACGTTTTTATCTTTATGAAATAACATTAACCATAAAGAATATCCAGCTGATAAAGTAGAAATACCTAACTGTCTTGATTTTAGTACTATAGAATATGGATTATCTCTCCATAATGTAAGTACTTTACCTTGAAATGGATATAGATTAAAAATAATACGTCCGCGCTGTGGGTGCTGGATATAGCAATACTTACGCATAAAGTGCGCCGGGTCTTGAGCGCACTTTACGTATTCTTCTCTTATTATTTGTTTTAAGTCTTGCGACATATTATTTATTTAATTCACCGTTTATATAATCAATTAACTTAAGACCTTTTTTAGTGAATACTTTCTTAACGTTATCTTTTGTTTTATAACTATCTAAAGCTACTTTTGCTTTTGTTTTATCATCTTTAGAAGATTTTTTATCATTTAATATTTTTACTTTATTAACAATAGCAGTTTTATATGTATTAAATAATGTTTCTTCTTCTGGTGATAAATCAGCGTAAGTTTTACCTACTGTTTTTTCAACTTCTTTATCACTTACTGCTGTTGGAACTTCTTCAGGTGTTTCTTCTTCATCACCATTAAAGTAAGTATCAGTTGGTTCTTCTTCTGGTTCTTCATCAGGAGTAAGTGTTGGTAATTCTGGTTCTACTTCAGGTGATGTTTTTTCAGGTTTAGCTGTTTTTTCTCTTTTAGGAGTTAAAACACCCGCCATTCTAAGATTAGTGATAACAGCGTTAAGTTCAGAATCATTCTTAAGACCTAATGCTGTTCCTAATTCTTTTTGAGTCATACCTTCTTCACCAGCTGTTGATAAAGCATCAAGAAGTGCTCCTGTTCTACCTGAAGAATATACTTCTTTAGCTAGAGCAAATTTAGCAGGATCTTGTACTTTAATTTTGCTAACTATATTAGCCATTTCTTCTAATTCTACATCACCACCAGTATTTAAGTCAGCAAGAGCATTCTTTTTAGCATCTGATTTTAATGTATTAAAATTAGGATCTTTTTGTATTTTATCTATCGCTCCTTTACCAGCATATGTGGTTTCAGATAAAGCTTCTACAATTTCTTCTTTAATATAGTTATATAAATCTTTACGTTTCATTGGTGAGTTTTCGTTATAAATATTATATATTTAGATAAGATTTAATTAATTCTATTCTAATCTCAGTAGAACCTGATATAATACCAAAATTCTTAATATTATTTAAATTAGCTGAGTATAGGTATTTTATCATTTGATCTATTCTATCTCTATATTCAGCATTAGTAGTACGTACGTTATTATCTTCAATATCTACACCAGCAGGACTTACATAAAAAATCCAATCATATTCTTCAATAAATCTAGAAGCATATTCATCAAACCTATCCTTATCAAATGGATCAATAGACTCAGCACACATTGTAAATGCCATTACATCTATAATAGTACGATCTGTAATAATATTTTCTTGAATTAATTCACTACAACGTTCTGCTAAAAATATAGTTTGTCCTTTTAATGTACTATCTGTATTTAAAGGAATACCTAAATCTCTTAGATATTTACTACGTTCAGTAGCAAATGTATAGTCTTTAAATTCAGGTAATTCTTTTAATGCATTTACTAATGTAGTTTTTCCTACACTTACTGTTCCACAAAAACCTATCTTCATATTAATGTCTTGCTTTAGCTACTCCTGATTTATACCATGGTAATCCAACACCATCTTTTTTAACTTGTTTAAAACCATCTTTAGTATAAAAAATACCATTTAAATAATATTCTTCCTTTCCATCAGGATGAATTAATGCTGGTCCTTCAGCATTATGTAATTTACCGTCTTTAATGTAACGTACAGTTCCATCAGGTGACTTATAACGTTTTACAGGATTTGATGTCATAACTTTTATTTTTTTATTAATATATGTTAAAAAATTAAGAAAGCCAAATTTATAAAGTAGATCTATTATTTAATTATAAAATTAACACATGGAAATGGGAAGCCTATAAAATTAGGTGAATTCATAATATTATTTAATAGTGGTAAGCAATATGATTCATCTTTTGAAGTAAACTCTTGATCCATAAAACCCATACTACCATCTATATTTCGTATAGTATAATAAAGTGTAAATGGTTCATTTACTACTGGTGTATTAATGTATATATTATATATATCTATAGGTTGATATGTCATATAATTTAATTATTTATAATATTCTTCTTGCTGTTAAATAAGTCATTGGTCTCATAGTTACAGTTTGAGCATTATTAAATCCTAATACTTTTATTGTTACTGTATTTGCATTTGCTCCATTAACAAAACTTCCTGCAATTCTGACATGTAAATCAGTTGTTGCAAGAGCCCATAAGGTTGTAGATTGTTGAGCTGGTGTAGGTGTTGTTGTTATGTTAGTTACCCAGTTTGTTAATGCGTTATTATTAAGTT